CCGGCGAAGCCGGGGAGCGACAACAAATGTTGGCAGTTGGCGCCCCCGCCGCCCTTGGCACCCTAACAATGGATCCACCCGCAGCATCTTCTTCACCTACCACCGTCACCGCCTCGCGCGCCCTCTCTCACCCCGGCAGCGTGTGGAATGATAGAAAGGAGATAGAAAATGCTCTTAAACAAGGTTTTGACATATTATACGGCTCCGTGTTCAAAGAATTAGTAAAAGAATTATCTGAAGCAGCAGAATCTTTAGATTAAATATAAGCGAACGCTACTATTTAATGTTAAAAAGAGGTATTGTGAATGTCGAATTATGCTCCATTATTGCCATTAACCAGTGATCCAGCAAATCAATTTGCAAACAATCATACGATCGAAAAGGTAGCACTACAAAACTTAAAAATGCTAGTTTTAACTGCTCCGGGTGAAAGAATCATGGATCCAAACTTTGGAGTGGGAATTAGGAATTTTTTGTTTGAACAAAATGTTGCTTCTACGTATTCAAATATAAAAACTAGAATTATAAGACAAGTTCAAGAATATTTATCATTTTTAGAAATAATTAGTGTCGATTTTGACTCGGATACCAACAATCCACAATTCTTGGCTAATGGACTTCTTATAACTATTGAATTTGTTATTACACCACTTGGCAGAGCGAGTGTTTTGAGCTTATCAGTATAGATAAAGAAAAGAGGAAATTAAATGGCTAAATACGATGATAAAAATAAAAAAGTACCCATCAGGTACACAAGTAGAGATTTTACCAGTATAAAAAATGATTTAGTAAGTTATGCCAAAAGGTACTATCCAGACACTTATAAAGATTTCAACAAAGCTTCCTTTGGTTCTTTAATGTTCGACACTGTGGCATATACAGGTGACATCCTATCTTTTTACTTAGATTATCAAGCAAATGAGTCTTTTCTGGACACGGCGAATGAATATAACAATGTAGTTAAACTGACTAGACAAATGGGCTATAAATATAGAGGACGTCCATCTTCTTATGGCTTTTTATCTTTCTATATCTTAGTGCCAGCCAACGATACTGGACTCGGCCCTGATACCGCATATGTTCCTATACTTAAAAGAAGGACAGAGGTAGCTTCCAAGTCAGGAGAAAATTTTATTTTGACAGAAGATGTAGATTTTAGAAAAGCTAATAATGAAATTGTTGTAGGTAGGACAAATTCAACTACCGGACTTCCAACTCATTACATTATCAAAGCAACTGGAAGGGTAGTGTCTGGAAGACTAGTACAAAAGAATATAGAAATTGGAGCGTTCAAAAAATTCAATAAAATACTTTTGGGAGATTCAAATGTTTCGGAAATATTAGAGTGCATAGATATAGAAGGGCATGAGTATTTTGAAGTAGAGCATTTGGCTCAAGACGTAATCTATCGCGATATAGATAATTCAGATACCCTGACATCAGATGATACTCCAAAAATATTAAAACCAATGTCAGTGGCAAGAAGATTTGTTGTTGAAAGAGATCGTAGCGAAACATTTATGCAGTTTGGGTACGGCTCCGAAGAGGATATAAAGATAGATAAAGTCATTGATCCCACAAATGTCATACTCGATCAATTTGCTAGAGATTATGTAACAAATACAGATTTCGATCCTTCTAATTTGCTGGGTAGTGATAAGTTTGGTGTCTCTCCAGTTAATACAACATTGAGGATAGTATACAGGGTTAATTCCAGTAACAATCCAAACGCCGCCGTAGGTGCAGTTGACTCAGTTGTTAATTCAATATTTAGTTTTGAGAACCCAACGGTGCTCAACAGCGGTAAGTTATCATCAGTAAGAAACTCATTAGAATGTTCAAATGAAGATACAATCGTCGGACATGCGAATATACCTTCAACAGAAGAGTTAAAAATAAGATCAAAATCATTTTTTGCCACTCAAAATAGGGCTGTCACAAGAGAAGATTACAAATCTTTAATCTATAACATGCCTCCAAAGTTTGGTGCTGTAAAGCGTTGCGCAATCTTACAAGATCGCGACTCTTTCAAAAGAAATTTGAACATATACGTCATATCAGAAAATTCAGCAGGAAATCTGACTCCTTCAAATGATGTGTTAAAGGCAAATATTAAAACATGGCTAAATCAATATCGCATGGTTAATGACACTCTGGACATAATGGATGCAAAGATAATTAACATAAAAATTAATTTTACCGTGGTAACCAAAGCCGGCTACGACAAGTTTAGAGTTTTAGATCAGTGCTTGCGAGTTATGAGAGATAGATTCTCACGTCATTATGATATAGCAGAGCCATTTAGCTTCACAGAAGTATACTCCACACTAAACAGAATAGAGGGTGTTGCCGATACTGTAGACGTCACAATTACAAATGAAAACGGCGGTGCCTATTCTACAGCCGGCTTAAACATCAAAAAGTCAATTACTCCTGACGGCAGATGGATTGTCTGCCCTCTGAATTGCTTGTTTGAAGTTAAATTTCCGACAATTGATATCAAGGGAGGCGTCAAATAATGGGAATCAAAAGATACGTAGCAATTGCTGATAATACAATTACAAACCAATTTAACGAAGCCTTGCAATCTAGAAACACCAAAGGTAACACCGGTTTGGCAGATTCTCTGGAAATGTTCAAGATTTATGGGCAAGTTACAAGCGCCTCTGTAGAGCAGACTAGAATTTTAATAAAATTTCCTGTAAACGAAACTGATCTTAGATCAGAAATTAGAACTATAAAACAAGATAGAGATGCTGGAATTCTGCCAGAATCAGGTTCTGTAAGTTTCTTCATGAAGATGTACGATGTAAAACACCCAGATACCGTTCCTAATAATTTTAAATTAGTGGCACACCCTTTGACAAAAAATTGGACAGAAGGCAATGGAATTGATCTAGATGAATATTCAGACATAGGGCAATCAAACTGGCTATCAGCTTCTACTGGCGTTGGATGGGCAACAGAGGGTGGAGATTTCTCTACAGCATCAGTTTTTCAGCAACAATTTGATACAGGCTTTGAGGATTTTGTTGTAGATATTAGCTCGTATGTTGAGCAAACAATAGCTGGAACACTAAATAGCGGAAACAATTATGGATTAATTGTTTTGTTTTCATCTAGTATTTTATCTGATTCAAATTCATATTACACGAAAAAGTTTTCAGCAAGATCCTCAGAATACTTTTTTAGTCGCCCTATAATCGAAGCACGTTGGGATTCTTCCATAAAAGACGATAGAAGAAACTTTTATTATAGTTCTTCTTTATGCCCCGCAGCAGACAACTTAAACACTCTTTATCTGTATAACAATATTGGAGGAAGACTCAAAAACATTCCTTCAGTTGGAACTGGAAGTATTTATGTAAACCTCTACCAGTCATCTGCATCTGCCCCTTCCGGCTCCGCTTTGACACTAGTGCAAGATGGGACTCACGTCCTTTCTGGCTCTCCAACAGTTGTTACAGGCGGGGATGTATCGACTGGTATTTACAGCTGCTCAGTAGCCGTAACAGGCACTGCTGATACACTACATGACGTTTGGTACAGCGGTTCCACACAATACCATACGGGTACATTATTCCCCGAAACTTTGTCTCTTGCAGAGACAACAAAAACTAACGATTATTATGTCTCTTTGACGAATCTCAAAACTACTTATAGTAACACAGAAACTGCAAGAATTAGAATTTACTCTAGATTAAAAGGTTGGAGTCCAACTATTTATACTAGAGCGGTTTCTGAGCCTCAACTCTACATTCCAACTTCGGGATCTTATGAAATTATTCGAATCATTGATAATTACAAGGTGGTGGAACATGCTACCGGCAGTGTCAAATTTACAGAACTATCATTTGATGGTTCAGGAAGCTACTTCGATCTTGATATGTCTATTCTTGAGCCGGGATATTCATATGGTATAAAATTAGCTTTTTATGATGATTATATTTCTGATTATAAACCAATTGACGAAGTATTTAGATTTAGAGTAGAGAAACATGAAACTTAAAGATTTATTTAAATCAACGAAAATTATACAATCTTCTAGCCTTGAGGATATGGCTCGCGAAATTGAATCGCAAGAGTACATTGAATCATTCACGAAAGATAAGCAAAGAT